CGGTGAACTTCGGGGCGAGGTAGCTGCCGTAGAGCTTGCGGCCGTAGCTGTCTCGGAAGAGGACGGTCTTGCCCGTGAACGCCTTGATCTTGGCAACCTGATCCGGGGTCAGCGCACGCAACACAATCGGGTCCAGCACACGGAGCTTCGAGGTCCCGCTCACGAGCCGGGTGCTGTAGTCCGCGTACTCGCGATACTCCCCTGACTGCGTGGTTGTGTCGGCGCGGAAAGAGCCGCCGCCGATGGCACCCGCCGAGCCCGCGCTGACGAACTGCGAGAGATCCGACGCGAGGTTGATGATGACGCGATCAATGTTCAGCCGCGCGGTGAGTGTGAGTGTCATGCGGTCCTCAATGCGACGATCATGGAGTCGGTCTGCTTTGCGGTGGCGCGGTCGAACTTGTCGGCCACCGAAGAGCCTACGGCGTCGCCGGTCGCGCCGGGGAGTGCCTGAAGCGCCGCCACCATGCGGTCGAGTTGGTCGGCCATCTTCGCCTGCTGCTGGGCCTGCCCCGCGAGGGTCACAGACGCCGCCGTGGTCAGGGTGGCGTTGGCGCTGAGCCCGGCGTCGCCGAACGCCGCCTTCATCTCGCCGCCGAGGCCGGTCACATAGGGCTTGACCAGGCTCTCGAACGTCTCGCGCATACCCCGGTGGAGGCCCTGCATGATCGCGCGGCCCTCGTCCAGCAGCAGCACGCGGTCGGCCTCGATAGGCCCCTTGTGGCTCTTGATCCAGTGACCGAGGCCGCCGATCCAGCCGGTGAGGTCGTTCCACACCTGCTTGAGCCCGTTCCAGAGGCCGTTCAGGATGGCCCTACCGGCGTCGATGAGCCACTGACCCGCTCCGGCAAAGAAGTCGGTGATGTGGTGCCAGAGGTTGCCGAACCACCCCGTCACGGCGTCCCAGACGTTCTTGATCCCGTTCCAAAGGCCGGTGAGGATGTCCTTACCGGCGTTCACCAGCCACGAGATCGCGTTCCCAAAGAAGCGCAGGACCGTCCCGTAGATCGAGGCGTAGAAGTTGTAGACCGTCTGCCAGACGGTGCGGATGCCGTTCCAGAGGCCCGTGATGATGTCCCGACCGGCGCGCAGCAGCCAGTTCACCGCGCTCGCAAAGAAGTGCAAGATCACGCTGTAGACCTTGGCGTAGAAGTCGAAGATCGTTTTCCACACGACCTTGATCCCGTTCCACAGCCCGGTCATAATGTTGCGGCCAGCGCGGAGCAGCCAGCTCCCGGCGGCCGAAAAGATCGCGACGATCTTGCCGCCGAGCCCCTTGAAAAACGACTCGATGTCCCCCCACCACTGCTTGATGTCGGACCACACGCGGTTCCAGATGCCCTTGAACCACCCGACGATTTGGTTCCAGTGCTGGAAGATCAGCAGAGGGATGCCGAGGAAGGGTACGAGGACCGCGAGGATGAGCGGCCCCCACTTCTTGAAAAACCCGTAGATGTCGTTCCAGATGCGCTCAAAAAAGTGCGAGATCGCTCCCCAATGCTGGAAGATCAGCAGCGGGATTCCGATGAACGGCACGAGCACGGCGAGGATCAATGGCCCCCACTGCTTGAGGAAGTCGAAGATGTCGTGCCAGATGCGGACAAAGAACCGCGACACGTCACCCCAGAGCTTGATCCAGAACCGAGAAAAGCCCTTCCAGTGATCCACAATGAGGACCGCGACGACGGCGAGCGCAGTGAGCAGGAGGATGATCGGGTTGGCTGCCGCCGCCGCTCGGATGGCGATGAGGGCGACCTTGAGGCCGATGAAGCTCGCGATGATGATGCCGAGCACCTTGTCGGCGGGCTTGATCTTGTCAAAGAACTCGGTCAGGGCGCGCACGACCGGCGACAGCACCTTGAGGATGCCGCCGATGCCCGAGACCAGCGCGGCGACGGTGGTGTCGAGCAGGGGGATGATCGCCGTGGCGAGCTGCCCCAGGAGGTTCACGAACGGCACGAGCGTCGGGAGCAGCTTCTCGATCAGCAGTTGGAACGGGGAGAAGAGCTGCACGATGGCTGTCAGCGCGGGCTGAAGCTGCTTGATCGTGTTGAAAATCGTCGTCAGGAAGGTGACTGCGCCGCCTCCACCCGAGCCGAGCGCGTGCCACAGCGACATAAACGCGCCGCCGATGGCCTTGGCGAGCGGCTCCAAGAGCACGAGGTCGTGGTAGATGCCGCGCACCCACACGCCGAACTTGGGGCTGAACGTCCACATGGCGAACTTGCCCGCGATCTTGTCAGCCTCGCGGCCGATCCCGGCGAGCAGCGGATTGAACACCTGGAAGAGCCGGAAGAGCCCGGTGAACACGCGCGAGAGGATCTGGGCCATGCCGGTGAGCGCCGGGCCGATGTCGCGCCGTGTGAGGTCGATGAAGTTCTTGAACGTCGGGCCGGTAAGGAACTGCTGGAAGATCCCGAAGGCACCCTTCAGGGCGCTGCCGGTGGCGTTCACGAGCGGGACAAGGGTGGGCAGCGCGGAGCCGATGGCGTGGATACCGGCCACGAGCGCGCCAGAGACCGAGGCGTTGGTCTCCTGCTTGAACGCGGCGATGGCGTAATGCCACTGCTCGATGGCCTTGCCGACCGGCTGAAGCTGGGCCGGGAGCTTGGTCGCGTCGCCGCCGACCTTTTTCATCGCCTTCGAGACCTCGGTGAGATCGCTCTTGGCGACGGCGGCGAAGATCCCGAGAGACAGCGCGCCTTGTGTGAAGGCAGATGTGAGCGCGAGACTGAGGCCCGTGGCCGCGCCGGTCAGCGGGACGATGGCGGGCAGGATCGAGCCGATGAGCGTCGGCAGAGCGAGGCTACCGAGGATGCCCCCGAGGCCGCCACCGGCCCCGCCAGCGCCGCCGCCGCCGCGACCGGGCGTGCCCTGCTGATTGATGCGGATGTCCACGGTGCGGGTCCGCGTGACCTCTTGAATCCGCCGTTCGAGCGCCTCAAGCTCGGCGGCTGCGACGCGCGTATCCACGTCCGGGTGGATCGTGGGATTGCGGATGTCACGGAGGCGCTGCTCGAAGGCGTCTATCTCGGCCGCTGCGACCCTCGTGTCCACATCGAGGGTAGAAGTGTGCCTCCGGGACGAAAACTCGTCAGCTTGCCGCCTAGCCTCTTCCAGACCCCTTGTGAACGGGTCGCGGTCGAGGTCCAGGGAGCCGACGATGCTCCCCGCGTTGAACTCACTCATCTCAGCTCACCTGAGACAGGGGCGTACCTCGCACGCCACACACCGAGGCCGGGTCACCACTCCGGCTACGTGCGAGGCCGCCCCACTCGCCGGACTTCTCCGGTCGAGGTATCGAGGGTGACTTCCTTGAACCCAAGGCGAGCAGCGTCTCCGACGTTGTTGCCGATGTCGTGGACGCGCGTCGTGCCAGGGTCCGGGCTGCCGTCTTGTTGCGGTGCATCGCCGTCAGACACCAGCCCCTCTTGCTCAAAGCCTTCCAGGTAGAGCGCGCGCTCCCACCATAGAAGGTTATCCCACTCGGCCGTTCCGAGACCGAAGTATCGGCGTGCCATGTAAAGCTCTAGTCGGCGTCCGCGCCCGCCTGCGACTACTTCGAGGCGAGCGCGTTGGATTCCGGGTCGAGGAAGGTTCCCATGATCCAGCCGATGAACGCCTTTTGGCCTCGGTAGGGGAGGTCCTCGATGTCGGCCACCGAAGGCGTGTTCGAGCAGACGGCCGCGACCGCGACCACCAGCTCATCGAGCAGAGCGCGAGACTTGGCCTCGTCCTCATCGACCGTCGCCATCGCGGCGGCCACGTCGGCGGCTGACAGCTCGGCTTCCGGCTCGGACCTGTCGGCGACCAGCGCCGCCATCGGGGCCATGATGTGCCGGAGGGTGGACGAGAAGGTATCGAGCTGCTTGGTCGTCGGCTCGGGGATGACGCCGTGGGGCGCGTCCGGCCGCGCCGGGGTGCGGAAGTCGTATTCGAGGGTGTCCAGCTCTTCGGCCAGAACGAACTTTGGTGCGGTTGCCACGATCTTCTCCTTGTGCGGTGTGTGCGGATGCCCCGTTTATACGGCCGGGGCCACGCCGTTCGATCAGGAGCCGGGGGCCTGGAAGTTGACCGTCGTGATCTGGGACGGCTTGCAGAGGGTCTCGAAGATCACCGGGTACATGTGCTTGCCAGCGGCCCGGCGGAAGTCCGTCGAGGCGTTCGAGAGCTGCGACCACTTCGGGGCATAGGTCCACTTGGGGTAGCCCTTGTCGTTGCTCGACACGAGGCAGACGGCGTAGTAGAGCACGTCGTCCGTCAGCGTGACCTCATCGTAACCGGGGACGCCCGCCGCCGCTGCGGTTGACGTGACGTAAGCGTTCCACGCGAGCGCCAGGGTCCGCGAGATGTCCTCCGAGAGCGCACCTTCGATGGTGACGTTCTGGGAAGTGATCGCCTGACTGACCGGGGTGCTCTGCTCTTCGATGGTGATGGCCTGCGTGCTCTTGTTCGTGCCGAACTTCCAGCCCTGGTCGGTCGCGCCGACTGCGGTCCAGAGGCCACCGGAGATCGTGGGCACGGTCCCGGTCGTCATGGTCGCCGTGAAGGTCTTGCCGGACACCTGCTCATCGAAGAGGACGGTGTACGGGCCGCCGGTCGTGCCGGTGACGGTCACGTTGCCAGCGCCGACCGTGGACAGCGCGGCGAGCGCGGTCTCGATCTCAGCCGACGTGCTCGTGTCCGCGAGGCTCGAAGTGGCCTGCCCGCCGTAGCTCAGCGTCCACGTCGAGGTCGGCGAGACTGTCAACGTGTAGCTGACGAACGGCGTCGGGTCGAAGGGGTCGGCGAGGTTCGCCTTGTCGAAGGCGGGGAGCGGCGTGCCGCTCGCGGCGATGAACGCTGCCGCTTGACCGACGACGACGTTGTTGGCGTCGTAAAGATTGCCGATGGTCATGTTGTCTAGCCTACCTTTACGGATGCCCCGGCTTTGGCTGCCGACGCGACGAGTGCTTCGGCGTCGGCCTCGGGAACGAGAACGCCGGAACGGTCAATGGTCAGTGTATCGGATGCTCGAAACGCTCGAACCCACATTGGCCCGTCGAGCACGAGCCGAACGGTTGCCTGCTTGTCCAGGTTGGGCAACACGGGCTTTGGGGCAACCACAGCCGGAGGCTCCGGGCGAAACGCGACGGGCACCGTCTCAGGTGCGTCGCCGCCGTCCTCGCTGAGCTGCTCGCCAGCGGTGGGCGGCTTGTCCGGCAGAGCGTGTGGCCTCAAAGTCCTGTCCCCGTTTCCGTGATGTACGTGACTGTGAAGTGGTAGCGGTCGGCGCTGTCCTTCTCCAAGAGTACCGGGCCGCCTCCGGCGCGCGCCACGTACAGGACGCGGGCCGTGCCGATCTGCCGGTTGGCGACCTGATTCACTGCGAGGAACATGTGGTCGAGCTGCTGGGCCAGCGTCTCGGCGTCGGCGTAGTCGCCTTGGTCGCCGATCACCCGGCAGGTGATGAACGGCCGGTCGAATAAGTCCTCGCTCGTGACCCCCGCGCCGCCGCCGAGCGTCAGGAAGATGACCCGGCCGGGCGAGAGCTTTTGGAGGTTGGCGTCGGTCGCCGGGCCGGGATCGAGCACCGGGAAGGTGGCCGAGTTCGCGTCATAGCCAAGCGCCACGTAGCCGTCGTGGACGAACGTCTCCACGTCGCTGAAGTTCACTGTCCGCTCCCGCGTTGCAGGGCTCGGATCTCGGCCTCGGTCAGGCGCGGCGAAACCGGCGGCCGGTCGTAGACCGTAACGCCGTCGCTCTTGACCTTCGGGTGGCCGGATTCCTTGAGGTTGCCGAACTCGATGGGGGCCTCGTCGCGCACCCTGCCCGAGAGGTCCTCCATGTTCTCGACCATGCCGTCCTTCAGCTCGGAGCCGGTGCGCGTGATCGCCTTCTCGGCGAGCTTCACCATGTACCTGTCGGCGTTGGCAAAGAGCGGGTCGCGGAGGTAGAACGCCTTGCCGCCGCGCGGGTGCTCGAACTGCGGGTTCTCGTGCTGGTAGTGGGCGTACACCTGATCTACCTCGACGGTGCCCTTCAGGTGGCCGTGGCCGACCTGCTCGATCAGCTCTTGAATCCGCTCGCCGAACGTGCCCCGGCTCACCAGGGCCGTCCGGGGTTATCGGGCCACAGAGGCCAGACCTCGTTGATCGGGTGGAGGTTGAAATCCCTGGCATCAAAGAGGTTGCCGGAGTACGTCGGATTGAGCGCGCTGCCCACGCCAGCGCCAGCCGCTCCCGACGTGTTGTCCGGCAGAGAGAGCCGGAGTTGACCGGCGGCGATTTGCTTGAGCGCGCTGATGGTGCCGTTGTAGCGCCGGGCCACCGGGTCGGTGTCGGCGAAGTCCTGTGACTTGCGGATCGCCAGCGTGGCGAAGTAGAGCGCGAGGTTGCGGGACCAGTAGTCGATGGGGTGCGGGATCGCGCCGACCGCCGCGCCGTCGCCGAGGACATCCCCGGACGCGACGGGGGCCACTGGCACGGCGTAGTACCCGCCGATGTAGGCGTCGATCTGCGCGTCGGCCTCAGCGATGAAGTCGGCCAGCTCGGCGTCCGAGAGATCGGCCGCCGTCCGGGTGTTGGCCGGGCTCGGCTGCGAGCCGTCGCCGGTCGGGTTGACGGCGTTACGAACCATCGCGGGCGTGCTGTAAGCCATCGTGTCTCCTTTGAGGCGGGGGCAGGATTTGAACCTGCGACTTCCAGAGTATGAAACTGGCGAGCACTCCGAGCTGCTCTACCCCGCCGCCTTGCTCACTCGTCGTCAGGCGTGCTGTCTGCCGTCGAGGGGGTCACTGCCTTGGCCGTGCGCGCCTTGACGGGCAGCACGTCCTGGACCGGCGGATGGGCCGGGTCGTCGCCAGCGCCGAGCTTGCGGAACACCGACGCGGCCGTGACCGCGATGTGCTTCTTGCCGGGCTCGTGGAGCGCAATCGAGCCGCACTGGACGAGTTCCTTCACACGCTGCTCGGTCGAGTGCAGGATCAGGCGCGCGCCGCGCATGAACCGGGCCACGTCGCCGCGTCCCTTGCCGGTGCGGTACGTGATCGCGTGACCAGTGACAACGTACTCCTTGAGGTCGGCGTCCGGGTTGGCCGCCTTGGCACCCTCGTCGGCCTGAGCCGGAGGCGCGGTCTTGGTCGTGGAAGTGGGCATCTCGTGGTGCTCCTTGTGTGGAAGGGGTCAAACGGAAAGACCCCGGTAGCGTAGATCATACGCTACCGGGGCCTTTCAGGGCCTAGCTATCAGGCGTTGGCGTTGACCGGGTAGGTCTCGGCCGAGCCCGCGCTGTAGGCGATGGCGTTCGAGCCGAAGTTGCCGGAGCCACCGTTGACACCTGCGATGAAGCAAGCCGCGAGGGGCTGGTCCACGAAGATCGCGGACTGGCGGGTCACGTCACAGCGGAACGCCTCACGCGGGCCGCCGTTCGGGCCGTTGCCCTCGCCGTACATCGGAGTGGACTGAAGCGGGCGCTCGTCGGACAGACCGCCGATGATCTTCCGCTGACAGACCAGCGCGGCCGAGGGAGCGTAAACGCTCATCCGCCAGGACACCATGACATCGAGCCCGAGGAACTTGTTGGGCAGGAGGCCGGTGTACTTGAGGTTCTTGTCCGCGATGTTGCCGACGTACGGGGTCGAAACCTCGTCGCTGTCGAGGAAGTCGGTCTCAGTCTCCGTGGAGATGATGAGCGTGTCGGCGACGAAGCCGAACTTCTGCTTCCCGGCGGCGTCAGCAGCCGCGTTCTTGACGAGGTACTTCGCGCCGTTCACGTCCTTGCGGATGTGGCTGCCGGAGGCACCCCAGGCCGCGTCGGTCGTGAGGACCTGGACCTTGGCGTTCGCGACCAGGGCCGAGAAGAAGGCGTCCTCCCACGCGCGGACCATCGTGTTGCGGATCTGGTCGATCTGCAACTGCACGGCGTCCACGGAGTTCCGCGTAATCATCTGCTTGCTGACCCGGAGGCCAAGCGCGCGTCGGACGGTGCGGACCATCATGGGGGTGCCGAGCGAGCCGTTCGTGACGGGGATCTCGCCGAACTCGTCCAGGATCGCCGGGTCGTCCTCGGAGAACAACGGGGTGCTCTCGAAGTAGATCACCGAGCCGGACGGCGCGTCGCTCGCCTTGCGGAGAACGTCCTGCACCAGGAACATCTGGTCGATGTTCCGCAAGATGCGTCGCGGGATCAGCGTGGGGCTCTTGAGCATCATGCTCACGGTAAGCCGGGGGCCGTCCTGCACGCTGATGATGTTGGTTGCCATCTCGGCGTTACCTTTCCTCTACTCGGTCTTGGTTGTTGCGGATCAGACGTTCAGCCGGACGAGGGCGACGCCGCCGGAGCTGGAAACTCCACCCGGCTCGGCGCACCAACCGACGATGGCGTCAGCCAAGTCGGTGCCGGACACCCACGCGCGGACCCCGCCGGAGGCAGCCGCGCAAAGGCGGGCACCGTAGGCCACGGCGACGGCCGTGTAGGTCAGCGGGAAGATGCCGTGGTTCTCGACCGCCAGGGTGGCGTCCGGCACAGCAACGTCCACGAACGGATAGCCGTCCGAGCCGGTGCCGACCTCTGCCGCCGCCTGATTGGCGAACGTGACGGCCGAGCGCATCGAGACGCCGAGGACGTTGGGGGCCGCGTCGCCCGCGACCTTCACACCCTGAAGGCCCGAGTTGGTAGCCGTAGTCGATGGGATGACGAGGACACCGGCCGCGAGGTTCGCGTCCACGGCCTCGTAGGTCTCGGCGTCACCGCTTGAGTGCCGCGTGATGGCTGCCATGTCTGTCTTGTCCTTGTCTCGTCGTTGTGCTTGAGTCTAGCGGATCAGTTCTCGAACTGAGCGTCCCACATCGCCATCATCTCGGCGTCGGGGTCGCCTTCCTTGACGGTAACGCCGGAGTGGCCCTGCTCCTTCGAGAGATCCACGGTGCCCTTGTAGCCCTCCACGAGCTTCCGCACGATGGAGCCCACGTCGAGGCTTTCGCCGCCCTCGTTCGAGAGGTCGATGGTCATGCTCTCCGGCCGGTTCAGGACGGGCTTGGCGAGGTCGAGCACCCAGGGCTCGACGCCGAGGTCGAGCTGCTTGCTCTGGAACGTCTCCCACTTGGCCTCGGCCATCTGCCGGAGGGCCTCGTTGGCGCGCTCTTCAGCGGCGGTTGCCCGCTGAGTCGCCAACTCGATGTCTTGCTGTGCCTTGGCGCTCAATGCAGGCTCCAATTCCTTCTCGTGAGAACCCTCGGGGCTCTCGGGGCTCTCGCTGTGCTCGGGGTCCTCGTGCTCGTCCACGACCTCTTCGGGGTCTGCGGTCAGCAGCTCGGGGGCGTACTGCTCGATCCACTGATCGAGCTGCTCTTCGGTCAGAGCGTCGATCTCTTCCGCCGACGCCTCTGCGCCGGGCAGCTCGTTCTCAGCCACGGTTGCTCCACTCAGGTCCAGAATCATGTCGTTCGGGTCGAAGCTCAAGTCTACGGCAGGCACCCACGGTGCCATTCCCGTCACTTGCGGGTCGAGCGTTCCCAACACGTGAATCATAGCGCGCGGCACGACGGACCCGTCCGGCGTATCGACGCCTTCACGGATACGGGCACTGACGCCGAGGTTCGGGTTGGTGAGGACGGCCTGCGCGGCGGCCTCGCTCGGGAAGGCGATTTTCGCATACAGGCCAAGCGGTTCACCCTCGCGCGCCAGCCGCATATCGACCACCTGACCCCTGAATCGCTCGGGGTCCATTGTGTGCGCGTTGTCGGCGTTGGCGAGCAGGAACGGGGTCTGGTCGAGCACCTTTTGGTGGAAGGCGTTGGCGAGGTCGGTGAGGTACTTCTGATCGAAGTTCAGGACGGCGCGCTTGCCGCTCTTGGTCGTGTAGTGGACCTGGCGCTGCGGGAGCACCTGCTTCCAGTAGGCCAGGGGGCCTGCCTTCGCGAAGTCACTGACGACGGTGGGGGCGACAATCGTCCGGGATTCGGTCATGGTCACGAGGATACCTTGATGTCCGGGTAGTGCTTCCGCACTGCGGCCCTCACGATGGCCTGCTGCTGCGGCGTGCCGTGCTGGGAGACCAACGAGAGCGCGGCCAGCGCGTGCGCGCGGTCAGGGATCGGGTAGCCGTCCGGCGGGAGCGCGAAGAGCCGCGCGGGGATCTCCTTGCGCCGGGCTGCGGTGAGCACCGCGAGGTCCACGAGCTTGTGCGTCGCCTTCGCCATGCTGACGGTCTCCTTCACGTGCGGGGGCCAGAACCCGTCACCGCTCTTGAAATGGTACGCGCCGCCGACAGCGTGTGTAAACGCTCCGATGTCCTCGGCGTCCTTGAGGTTGTCCGCGATCAGCACCGGGTCGATGTCGATGGTGCCCTTGTCGTTGTCATGGAACACGCCGAGCGAGTGACCCTTACGGTCGAGGATCGGGCCGTACTTTTGCACCGCTTGGCGCATAGCCTTCGCAAACTCGGCCTTCGAGGCACCCTCGGGCACGCTCACTGTGTCCATGCCCGGAGCGCGCGCCGTGAGCGCGTACTTGTCGGCGTTGCCGGGGAGATCCTTGCCGGTGTGCGAGTCGGTCGTGAGACCTCCCCACGGCTTCATCGCCTCGGTGTGAGCGCGGTCGATGAGCGCGTTCAGCTTGTCACCCTTGAGCGCGTGCGGGCTCGACTGCCCCGAGCGGAGCTTGTACTTGGCCGCGCCACGCCGCGCGACTCGCTGGAACTCGGCGCTCGACACAGCGCGCGAGCGCCGGGCGTCGCCGGACGAGAGGTCGCTCTTGTGGATCTCGGGGAGCTTGTGCTCCTTCAGCGCGACCGCTGCGGCGTTTGCAGGCACCCACCCGTGATGCCAGCGGGCACCTTCGGCCATGTCAGCCGCCGCCTGCCTTGAGTCCGAGCGCGCTGACAAGTGGGCCGCCGACAGCGGCGGCCACGACGGTCACGACGATGCCGTGCTGCACGAACTCAAGCAGCTTTTCGAGGTTGACCGAGTGCTTGAGAGACTGACTGGTCCGGCTCTTGCGGATGCGTTCGAGATGGGCCTTGATCTGAGGCGGCGCGTGCTTCTCCAAGATCGAAAAGAACCGGCCGATGTCCTCACCCTTCACGGCCTTCACGTCGATGCCGCTCTTGGCGATGTCGCCGTGGAGTGCGCGAATCCGCTGCTCTCCTTCGGCCAGACGCCGAGCCTGCTCCCCGGTCAGCACGCGCCGGTCCTCGGCAGACAGGCTGCCGTCCAAGAGCTTTTGGCCGAGTTCCTCGTCGCTGAGCTTGCCGAGCCCGGACTTCTTGTGGGCTGCGGCGGCCTTGGCGACCTCGGACGGCTTCGGCTTCTCGGCGCGCTTCTTGGCCGCCGCTCGACGGGCCAGCTCGCGCTTCGCGAGCAGCGCCTCGTTCTTGTGATTCGCCGTGTGCTCCGTCGAGCGGGCGCGCTCGGCTGCCGCCGTGTGCGTCGCGACGTGCTCCTTCAGGGCCACGTCGGACAGGCTCTTGCGCTGCTCGTTGGTCAGGTAGATGTGCTGCGGCTTCTTGGCGTGCGTCGCGCCGAGCTGAGCCTTGACCTTGCTGTGCTCGGTGGGGCCGTGGCCGGGGTAGTCGCCGGAGACCTTGACGCTGCGCTTGGGCTTCTGGGCGACGGCGACGTTCAGCGGCTCAGCCTTGCGCGCGACTCGTGTCGCGTTGGCCTTCACCTGAGCTGAGCCCTTGCTCGCGCCGGAGCTACCGGGCTTGCGGTGCTCCTTCAGCGCGACCGCTGCGGCGTTCTCCGGGATGTACCCGTGCTTCCACTTCGCGCCGTCCTTGCCGAGCGCGATGTCCTCGGCTCCGGTGCGCGCCATGTCCTTGACGCCGCGCTTGGCGTCGAGCTTCTTGTCGGCCGGGGAGCCGTCCTTGATGCCGTGAGCCTTGTCGTCGGCGTCGTCCTTGGCCTTGGTCCACTTCGCCTTGGCGCGATTTTTGGCAGCGACCTTCTTGGCGTCCGACTGCTTCGAGCCGAACGGGGCAGCCTTCTTGCCGCCGAAGTTTGCGATAGCCAACTCAAGATCCTCTCTGCGCGAGAAGTCCAGAGTACCGCCGACGTTCGAGAGGGAGTGCGCGGCCTTGGCCTTTGCCTCGAACTCAGCGATGGCTGCGGCTGCTGCCGCCTGGACTGCGGGGTGGACGCCATCGCCTCCGGCGGCCCACACCTTCATACGGCCGATGGCCTCGGCGATGTCGGCCGACGTGACCTTGCCGCCGTGCTTCTTGGCGATGCCTCGGGCCACGCCTCGGATGTATCCGGGCAGCCCGCCAGCCTTGGTCACCCAATTCTTGCCGGTGCCGAGCGGGCTCTCGTCAATGGGGCGGCCACCGGGGGAGATTCCTGAAGGCATGACACTACGCCGGAATCAGGTAGCCAAGCGACTCAAGCAGCACTATTAGTGCGTTGATCGCGACCTTGTTGGCGTTGGCGAGGGTGATGGACGACGGGCCGTCCGTGGCGTCAGGCGCGGTGACGTGCGCGACGGGGCCGCCGAATGGGATGGCAGCAACGGCCTGCGCGATAGCTTCAGCGATAGCCGCGTCGATCTCGGCCGCCGATACGTGCCTCAGTGCCATGACCAGGACGTTCCTTTGCTGTGTCGAGCGGGACTCGGCCTAGTCTACTGCTCGACCGTCTCCGTGATGGCGAGTTGGCAGTCGGTGAGCAGGGTGGAGCCAGCCGTGCCGGAGAGGGGGATGTCGGTGAACTTCGGGGCGAGGTAGCTGCCGTAGAGCTTGCGGCCGTAGCTGTCTCGGAAGAGGACGGTCTTGCCCGTGAACGCCTTGATCTTGGCAACCTGATCCGGGGTCAGCGCACGCAACACAATGGGATCAAGCACACGGCTCGTGGCGACGCCTTGGATCAGCCGCACGTTGTAGTTCGCGTACTGCCTGAAGTCCCCTGACTGCGTGGTTGTGTCGGCGCGGAAAGAGCCGCCGCCGATGGCACCCGCCGAGCCCGCGCTGACGAACTGCGAGAGATCCGACGCGAGGTTGATGATGACGCGATCAATGTTCAGCCGCGCGGTGAGTGGCGGCACCGCCGGGACGATGCCGTTGATGATCGGGACCGGCGCGTTCGCGGTGGCTCGCGCCGCCACCGCGTTGACGTTGATGTTGTCCGTGGTCGCCACGCTCGGAGCGAGTGCGTCGGCAGTCGCGGTAGCCACGACGGCGCTGACCGTACCAGAGCCGCTCACGACCGGCGCGATGGCGTCGGCGCTCGCGGTGGCGGCAGGCGGCGAGAGCGTGACGTTGCCGTCCGTGCTCACGCTCGGGGCGATGGCGCTCGCGGTTGCGGTTGCCGCCACGGCGGTCACCGTGGCGTCCCCGGTCACGCTCGGCGCGAGCGCGTCTGCCGTGGCCGTGGCCGGGACAGCCGTCACGGTGGTCCCGGAGCCGGTACTCACGCTCGGAGCCGGAGCGTCGGCGGTTGCCGTGGCTGCGACGGCCGTGACGGTGGCGTCGCCGAACACGGTAGGTGCGATGGCTGCGGCCGTGGCGGTCGCCACGACTGCGGTCACGTCGGCCGACCCGCTCACGGTCGGAGCGGGGGCGTCAGCGGTCGCGGTGGCGGCCGGAGCGGTCACTGAAGCCGTGCCGCTGACGGTGGGGGCCGGAGACAGCGCCGTGGCGGTGGCTGGAACGGCCGCTACCGCGATGTCGCTCGTGGTGGTCACTGAGGGGGCCGGAGCGGTAGCGGACGCCGTGGCGGCCACAGCAGCCACCGTCGCGGTGCCACTGACGCTCGGGGCCACGGCCGCTGCGGTCGCCGTAGCCGCGACTGCGGTCACCGTGACATTGGTCGAGCCCGGCGCGAGGACGATGGTGAACGCGGCGTCGCGCGAAGGCGAGCCGTCCACGGTGGCGGTCAGCCCGCCGCATGAGCCCGCGCCGACGTTTCCGCCGTCCGTCGCGATCATGGTGATGTAGCCGGTGCCCGAGTCGTTGGCGTTGGCTCGGGTGGTTTCTCCGGCCGGGGCCGTCCAGGTGGTCGAGGTCGAGGACTTGCTTGCCCAGATTGAGACCACACGGCCCCCGCCAGCCGGGACGGTGCTCGTGGGGGACGTGTAGGAGGTCGTGCCGGACGCCTGAATCGCCGAGTTGTGCGCGGCGACCGGCGTGGTCGTGTTCGTGCCGGTGTAGGCCAGCAACATCACCGAGGCGTGCGTGGTGGCCGTGTGCGTGACGTTGACGGTCGAACCAGCGTCGCCGGACTGCGCCACGCGGGTCCAGACCTTTACCTCCATCGAGGACGTTTGAGAATCCAGGGAGGTCCAGCCGCCGGGCACGGTGATGGTGTCCGTGGCGTTGATGCCGACCACGAGGATCAAGGCGTCGCCGACCGCCACCGCCGAGGGGATGGTGACGGACCAGCTCGTGCCGTTGCCTACGGCCGTGCTGTCATTGACGAACCCGATAGACATGTCTCCCCCTCTAGGGGGCCATTATCAGGCCGCCGTGATTGTCGCGATTCCCGCTGCGTCCCACGTGATCGTGAACGTGCCGGATGAGTCCGACTGATCGGCTCCGAAGTCCACGTACGCGATCAGCGGCCGAGTCGCGTCGGTGGCGGGGGTGCTGTCGTAGATCACGGCGTAGCGCGCCGTGATGGTCGATCCCGACCAAACGACATCGGCGGCGTCCAGCGCCAGCACGTTCGTCCCGGCCGTGTACGTCAAGGTGACCGAAGTGAGCGTGTCGCCGCCAGCCGTGTAGCCGGTGCCCGTGATCTCGTTGGTCACGTCCGACTTGAACTGGTGGGTGTCCTGAGCAGGGGTGTAGCTCGAAGAGCAGAGCATGACCTTGAGCGTGTCCGAGTCGAGGACCATCTTGCCTTCGGCCATCGACTTCAGAGCGAGCCCGTAGAGCTTCGCGGTGACTGCCATGTTGTCCTGCTCCTAGCTGTTGTAGAGGCCGAGGTCGCTGCGACCGAGGCCACCCCAAATCTGCTGGTTGTTCACCCAACTCGTCCAGGGTATCGAAGTCGGCAGGCCGCCGGTCCCGAGGTTGTAGGCACCGAACGATGGCTGAGCGGCCCCGAGGTCGCCGATCTGGGCGAAGGTGCCCGGCGCGCTCGACACCCGGATCGTAGCCGCCGTGGTGGCTCCCGAGTTGTAGACCATGAGGTAGAGGCGCTCGCCAGGGGTGCGACCGTTCTCCGGCGTGTAGCCGTTGGCGACGAGATCGAACTTGGCCGGAGCGTTCCCGGAGCTGGGGACCGTGGTGAACATCGTGTTCACGCCAGTCGTGTAAACGCCGTTCGGCAGGATCAGGCCGTGGCTGTCATAGACCGCGAGCTGCGAGCCGGTGCCTGCGGTGCCGACCTGCGCGCTCTTGAAATTGAGCCAGATTTGGTCGAACGTGTCGTCCTCAAGGATGAACGCCACCCAATAGGCCCAACCGCTTGTGAGGGTCTGCGTGTTCGAGTTGTGGGCCGAGCCGAAGTCGAACGACGACGCCACGATTCCGTTCTGCCAGTTCGAGCCGCGCTTGCGGTAGACCTGCGAGTGGAAGCGGTTGTCGAGGTCGTCCATGAAGCCGCGCAGCAGCGGGCCGAGGGTCCGAACGAGATCGCCGGTCTGCGGCTTGGTCCAGTTGAAATACTTGGTGCTCGCCGTAGAGCCGAGCGTGACCTTGATGAAGCCCGAGGCCGTGTTGCTGAGCAGCGACGTGTTCGTCACAGCCACCGAGTAGGACCAGTTACCGGCGACGTTGAACTCGTCGGTCGTGCCGGTCGCCCCGGTGTAGTGAAATTGGTTGCCGTTCGGGTCTGTGAACACCCATGCGTAGCTCAGCGCCTCGCCGTTGGGGTCGGTCGCGCCGACCGAGAAGTCCCACTTCAGACTGTCGGTGGCGTTCGGCACGAGCGCCGGGGGCGTCGTGATGCTCGGAGCGGTAGCCGCGCCGGGCTGAAGCGTCGTGAACGTCGGGAGAGCACCGGAGACCGTGCCGAAGCCGGAGTTGCCGGTCGGGTTGTCCCATGTCGCGCTGTACGTGTACTCCGTGTTCACCAGGAGGCCCGTGATGTGCCACGAGACCGTGGTGCTCGGCTGGTCGGGTTGACCGGCCGCTGCGTCCTGCCGGTGTAGGTTCGTCGTGACGCCGGTCCCGAGGTAGACCCGAGCGCCGTCGATGCTGAAGCCGGTCGGCGCAGTGTCCCACCCGATCACCGCGCCGGTCCCGTCCGAGTCGAGCGAGATCACGTGCAGGCCCGTGGGGGCCGGAGCCACCGTGGCGACGCCGCCGGACGTAAGGACGGCGTTGTTTCCGGTGGCGGCCATCGCGTTCGCGATGCCGGTGTGCTTGCCGACATGGGCCGTGCTCGTGGCCGGGTCGTCCGAGGCCAGGTAGTTCCAGTTCTGGTACTTCTGCGACGCCTGAGCCCACAGGTAGATCCCCGTGCAGATGACATCCGTGGCGGCGTTCAGGGTCGTCGCGACCCCCTCAAACCACGCCTGCATGTCCGAGTCGCTGCCGGACTCGGCCTCGGAGAACTCGGGGCAGTTGAACGGCTTGTTCAGCGAGCGCACCCACGAGAGCGCGTTGGCGAAGGCCGTGGCGAACGGCTTGGTCGAGCCGTCATAGGTCCACGTGCCGCTGAAGTCCCCGTAGAAGTCGATCCCAAGCACGTCGATGATGTCCGCGCCAGGGTAGTACGAGTTGATGAGCCCGAGGCGGCCGTTGCTGATCCCGTACTCCGTGACGCAGAAGTTCAGGGAGAACTTGTCCCGGACCCCGGCGGTGACCATGAGGTTGTGAAGGTGTCGGACGTAGGCGGCGTACTGCGCCGTGCTGCCGTAGGAGTTGTACTTCGGCTGGTCAACCTCGTGGTCGATGGCAAGCTCGATGTCCGGGTACGTGTAGCCGCCGTAGCTGCCGACGCCGGTCCCGGCGACGGGCGACGAGAAGTTCAGGTTGGCCGTCATGCGGGTGAACATGTCGGTCCAGTCAGAGTCCCACGAGCCGACCCCGGCGCTGACGCCGTTGGTGCCCTTCTCCCACGTGAACCCGGAAATCTGCTTGGTCTGATTGGAGACCGAAGTGACCATCCGGCATCCCTCGTTGAACGCGACCGTATCGAGCGCGCCGGAGGTCTTGAAAGCGTCAGTCGGCCGGGTCCAGTACCAGCGGACGCCGAGTCGCTTACCGAGGTAGTGCGGGGCCGCGCCAGCTTCCGCGCGGAAGGGGGCAGCGCCGCCGTAGATGGTGCCAGCGGAGGAAAGCGTCCCCCACATGATGTTCTGCGTCATGCCGACCTCAGTCCAGAAGGTTCGAGCCCGCGAGCGAGCTGATCTGAGCGCCGAGGGTGGCTTCGACTGCGGATGTAGCGGCTGCGGTCGCTGCGGTGGTAGCGGCCGTTTGGGCGTTGCTGATCGCTTCAGCGGTGGACGTGCTGACAGGCTTGTCGGCGTCCGACGTGTTGTTGACGGCACCGAGGCCGAGGGAGGCGGCTGTCACGGTCACGTCGCCGGTTGCACCGTTGACGCTCGTGACAGCGCCGGTTGGCGCGGACGGGGCGGCACCGCCGACCTCGCCGTAGTCCGGGGGGCTGTAAATGGGGAGAGGCACACGGCAAGAATACCGTGTGCCTCTCGGGGCCGAGCCGGTGTCAGGGCCGGTCGTCAACTCCCGTGCCGGTCAGGCTGTATTCCAAGAGCGTGAGCGCGTGCCACGCGACCGCTGCCAGGTGCGGGGAGCCCTCCGGCCACGCCGGGTCGATGTCGGTGTCCTCGCCGTCCCACCACTGCGTCAGGTGCCGCACGAGCGCCGAGTAGCTCTTGCTCCACTCGAAGCCCTTGCGCCAGTTGTTCGGCGGGTACTTGTGCGCCGTGCGGCCGTAGTGCTCGGCGACCGCCTTGAGCGCCTTGACCGGGATGAGG